TGGTGAAATTGCAGATGGTATCACGGTTCTCAATCTGAAAGAACATCGAGATTACCTTACAAAAGAACTTGAAGGATACGAGAACGGCCAATGGTTACATCCAGATGATGTTGTCATGAGTAAACAGACGGTTGCGGCCATTGATGCCGTACTCGAATATTTTGGACAATAAAGAATGAAAACGCAAGAAGACATTGATAAAGCTATGGAAGAATTGTCTGAACTAGGTCAACAATTTCAAAAAGTAATTGATGCAATGAAGAAAGAGCAAGAAGAATATTGGAATTCTCTGACCAAAGAGCAACAACTGATGGCCTTCTGTGCAATGTCTCGCCGAATCGTTGATGGCGAAATTAAACAGAAAGGCACTTATCGTTATGTGCTATATAATGTATTTGGTTTTGGACCAGAAGCATACATGCCTGCTCAGTGCGCAGGCTATCTAGATATTCACAATGCAATTTATGATGCTGAACATGAGGCAGATTTGCTCAAAGCGTTTGCAAAATTTCATGGGCTAGGTGAAGATGCTGTCGATAAATTTTATACAATGGGGAGTCACAGGGTATGAGTAATTATGAGAATCACGCATGGACCGAGTTTCGCGCAGCAGGTTGGGTTGATGAGAACAATCAGTTCAATGATGAGATGCAGGAAGCCATTTGCACTCACGTATTGAAGTTGCTCGATGTGTTTCACGATGAAGGGCATTCTGGTTCATCTGCACCATATGCTATTAATCTTTTCAGTAAGTTAGCAATGTTTAAGCCGCTTGCACCACTGACTGGTGAGGATTGGGAATGGGGGCACGTATACGACCGTCCCGAGAATGGGCCTACATATCAAAACAAACGATGCGGATCAGTATTCAAAGACAAGAACGGAGCATATGATATTGATGGTATCGTATTCTGGGAATGGTATAGAGATGAAGATGGTAAGATGAGCAAGACTTATTTTACAGGAAAAGGATCAAGTGTACCTGTGACCTTTCCATATATCAAACCTGATAAGCCACAATATAAATTTATGCCTTCTGAAGAATATCCGAATGAGGTAATTTAAAATGACCGTTAATGAATTGTTCGAAAAATATCCTCTGATCTTTCAGGTTCGCAAAGGGCGTGAACTTGAACCATTTTCCATGTTCGGTATTGAATGTGGTAGTGGTTGGTTCCCTCTTCTCGATGCACTCTGCTATCAGATTCAGACGTACATTGATTTTCGTAAAGAGTCTAACGAACGAATCGAAGAAAATAGGAAAAAGTACCCCGACTACGACCAAAAACCATATGACCTTATTCCTCAGGTTACCGTAACACAAGTAAAAGAGAAGTATGGTACACTTCGGTTCTACTATGATGGCGGCGATGACACAATCGATGGCATGGTTCGCATGGCCGAAATGATGAGTTCAATCACCTGTGAACAATGCGGCAATCTAGGAAGAATGCGCGGCAGACACTGGTTTTACACCGCCTGCGATGAACACTCGAAAGAGGAAGATCGATGAAATCAAAAGAAAAACTAAATGATGTCCTATATTCAATGCTAGGTTCAACTACGCTAGTCAATCGGTGGTGGGACAGTCAAAACTATCATTTTAATATGTCTACACCAAACGAAGTCTGGGAGTCAAGCGACGAAGGAAAATTAGAAGTTGCAAAGTACATTCTAAGTCATGCAGAGGGAAGTTATCACTAGTTGTATAAAAACAACACTTTAAAAACCACTTGACAAGTCTACCGAAAAGAGTATAATTGATCCTGTAGTGATTGACGAGTGAGGAAAAAATGATTCTGCCCAGTGTGATGTTTGTTGGTCTTGTCTCTTTCGTGTTTCTTCTTGGGATGGTGCTCTAATATGCGTACTCGCTCAGTGATTCGTGGATTGAAAAATTCTCAGCCCGTCCGTGTGATCGTTAACGGTGTCGGTTTCGTGACTACCGTTGAGGGTATGACTCAAATGACTTTTACTGAACAGCGGGTTGCTGCTTGGAATGCTCTAGAGCATATTGCTCGCGAGAAAATCACTGGGTTTGCTTATACCAGTACCTTCTACAATGATCGCATGGAACGTACTTCCGTCGATGTTCAAGTGGACTTGATCTAACATGAAAACCTGGAACGAAATGTCTCCTCTCGAACAAGCCTCCGCCACGTGGTGGGACCTTTATAAAGATGTCCACGGTGTTCGCCCACGCGGTGTGGACACTTCCAATTGGACGCTGGAGGGGTTCAATGCCCAGATTAATGCACTCTCCATTGCTCTCGAAGAGCAAATGGCAGAGGAGCGCCTAGCACAGGCCTGCGCGACTGTGCAGTTTGAAACCCGCGTCCGAGAATACATTCAGGCGGGCGCATCTGACCGCGAAACCGCGATAAATCAGATTGCCCATGACAGTGGGTTTGGCAGTGAAGACCACGGCTATATCGAGTACCGTTTCAATCTTCCATTCGGATATCTCAAAACTGTTGCGTAAAAACAACACCCCAAAAACTTCTTGACAAATCTACCGAAATCTCTATAATAGATTCTGTCGAAACAAGGAGTGTCAAAAATGAGAACCTACGAAGAAACGATTCGCCGCGAGGCTGAAATTGCTCATAGTGCTGGCTATATGGGTGAGAGCACTACTCCACATTATGCGCGGGTCCGCATGGTTGCGGAGATTTACGGAGTATCAGCAACAAAAGTAAAACGTGAGATTGAAGAGGCCGTCGGTGTTCTGACTTACGGTCCTGAACTTGCTAAGGAAGTAGCCGCAGCCAGCGAAGAATATCACGCCAAACTTAGGGAAGAGGGTCGCCTCCATAGGGAGGAAATCATGAAGTATGGGCACAAGGCTGCAATTAAAATGCTCTATGCAAGAATGCGAAAGGCTCGGTCTGGTAAGTAATGTTGTTTTTGTACAACACGCTTGACAAGTCTCCCGAAAAGCGTATAATCGATTCTGTTGTGATTGATTTGGAACTAAACATGAATGCTCTGTCCGATCTTCTGAATGACTATGTTGCCGACATCAAAGCTTCTTACAAAGGTTCGCTAACCTTTGATGTTGAGGTTGCATACGGCCGTAAATACGCCAAAGTAATCAATGTGACTCACGGCGATTCGCGGTCGGTTCATTCGTTCGTTGATATGAAGACTGGTGATATCTACATGCCTGCGTCCTGGAATGCTCCTGCCAAGCATGTTCGATACAATCTGTTGACAAACTTCCCGACCAATATCACCTGGTCTGGCGGTTATCTCTACCTTCGTTAATCTGAATTCGGAGAATTCTCATGGCTTACATGTCCCAAGAAAAGAAAGCAAAGATTGCCTCCCTGCTCAAGCCGATCCTGGCTAAATACGGCGTCAAAGGCACTCTTGCGGTTCACAATCATTCGACTATCGTGCTGAATGTGAAGTCTGGCAAAATCGATTTCATCGAGAACTATTTGGCCGATGGCAAGTGCAAAGATGAATCCTTCGTTCGCCGTTACGGTTCGATTGACGTAAACCCGTACTGGTTCCATGAACACTTCAGCGGTGTTGCCAAGAACTTTCTGACGGAAGCTTTCCGTGCCCTGAAGGGTGCCGATTGGTACGATGAGTCTGATGCACAGACCGATTACTTTAACACCGCTTACTATGTCGATGTCAACATCGGTAAGTGGAACAAACCATACAAACTTGTAAAGTGAAGACAAAAAGAAATCCTGTTGCGCGGGACCTTCGGTCCCCCAAATACAAAATGCGAATAGTCTCGGACAAACGGCGCAAGCCTCCGAAGTATCCGCACAAGGAGATGCACTGATGTTCTATCATGAGGGCATGGGTCCGCGCAGGTCAATCGTCCACGAACTAAACGATACAATTTTCTTCGGAGACTTGTATCGTATCAAGGACGCTGGCCGTCATCGAAAACTTAAGACCGAAAAGGGTGATTGCTACAGCCTACCTTTCGGGCGATCCAAGGATTTGTTCGGAACGATTCTGGTTCATTCCCCTAGTAAAATTGAGATTGTCTATCGAGACTCTGGAACCAATAGAAAAAATCTATGCCGAAGCGTTTTCGAAGCCAAGCGGTTTCTGGTCAGCAAATTCGTATGTTAGTAAGCACTAACTAACATAGCCGAAAATATGCTTCTGAAACCGTTTATCTGTCTAGTGTACAGGGCGACGATAGCCGATAAGCTTCCCATCCGTCGATTAGGGCGGCTTTGGGCGTTGGCTGATACGCTAGCATTAACCACGCCAAAAAAGCCGCCCAAAACCGCGTTTTTCTTTGTTGCATGAAAACAACAAGTCAAAAAAAGTTCTTGACATTTTTTCCGACTATGGTATCATGTTTACATGATGAAAAAACGCCGTTGCGACCGAAATCACGTTGTCTACAAGGTTACCTGCGTGGACACTGGTGATGAATATATCGGTATCACTGTTGCGCAAGGCCATGCCTACGTGCGTAGCGTAAAAGTTCGCTGGCAAAAGCACGTGAGTCGCGCCAAATGCGAAAACAAAAATTGGAACTTCTGCCGCGCATTGCGCGCCCTAGCGGATTGCTCATGGACCTATCAGGTCCTGGAAGTGATTCGCGGTCGCAAGCCTGCCCACGCGCGAGAGCGTGAATTGATTGCCGAACTCGCGCCAAGTCTAAACACGTTTTAAGGAAACGAAAATGAATCTTCAGGAATTTGACACTCTTCTGGCTCGCCATGATTGGTACTATGCCTACAGTGATGACCACAGAGTTTGGTCGAGAGGTGAAGCCTCTCAGGAAAAAATTCGCCAAGCGGTTAAGCTTTCCGAAAACCATTTGACCCTATACAATGCTTGGGTGAATTCGATCTTCGAAGACTATGAAACCCGAAAAATCCCTCTCACCAGGGAACAGCGAAATGAAATTCGCAAAAGCCTAGGTGTGTTGTGAAAAAACAACTGTTGCAAAAATACAACTTGCGTTCTTTTCCGAACCGTGTATAATCATATCTGTGTTGAGATTTTTGTAAGGAGTAGTTGATGTCTCATCGATTTGCTGATATGCCCGCCAATCTTCAGCGGGAAGTCCGTATGTACGGCTGCACCGTTTCCCAGATGCGGGCTGCTGTTGAGGAGTCTTTGACGTTTCGATTCTCAGGTCCCGTCATGTACGCCATGAGCCTGATGAGTGACTGTCAGGAAATGCTTGCTTCAGATAACGGTGGCTCCTACGATATGATGATTGTCGAGGATGTCCGCCAAATGCTCAATCGTGCAAAGTGGATTCTGTCCAATTACGTAATGGACGATGACAAATAAGGAGCCGATATGAATGATACCCTAATTAATTACATGCTTTCTTTAATTTCAGCCGATGCGGCGCAAACCAGGGCGAATGAGTATTGCGATATGATCGATGAGGAGTGGCTTGAAGTTATATTGCTAGCCAATCCTCGCTTCTTTGGTCCTGATGCTGATGATTTGATTGGAGAGTAAAATGATTCGATTCATTCTTGGTATTCTGCTTGTGTTTGGTGTTGTTGGTGGTATGGATAACATGCCTACCGATCCAACCTATTCGTACTTGTTTTGGCAAGGTGTCTTTGTAACCCTTGGATTTGGCCTTGCCATCTCCGGTGTCAATAGCATGCGGAGTTAATTATGTACATTGCACGACCTTTCGCACTAAATCATTCGCGGCAACAAAGCTTTGATACCATTCTAGGCGCGGCCGAATACCTCGCAAACGAAACTGGATATGATCTGGGCGTTGAAGATTGGATTGCCCTCGGCAAGATTTTAGAGATGGACACCGAAGGAAATACGATAATTCCGACATCTTTTACTGTTGTAAAAAAGCAACAACTCGTTCAAAAAACATTTGACATTAATTCCCTGTTGTGATACTATAATATTGTGGTAGTTCATTTTATTCTTTGAAAGGAAATTTCATCATGGCTAAATCTCTTCAGTATCTCAAAGTTCTTGAGGCTCTTCGTGCTGCCGGCGGTCCTATGACCGTCGAAGCGGTCAAGGCTCTTCCCGATATCGTTCCTTCGCGTCTTTCAACCTATCTCTGGGAAATCAAAAAGAATACTACTTTTGCTGTTAGGTCCGTTCGTGACGGTCGTACTGTTGTGGCTTACGAATTGGTTGGTTCTGGTTCCGTTGCTAGTGCTTCACCTGCTGCTCCTGTTGTGAAACCTGCTAAAACTCCGAAAGCAAAAACCTCGAAAGTTGCTGCCGCTGCTGCTGTGGCTCCCATTGTGGTTGAACTTGTGAATGATCCCATTGAGAATGATCCCGTGAGCGAGTCATCCCCAAAGATGCTTGCCAGTGGTATCGTTGATGTTCTTGATGAAATCGATTCCGACGTTGAGGCTTTCGAAGATCAAAGCTTTGCGCGGGAGTATGTGAACCTCTTGTAAAGGAATTCAAAATGCCTGGATATAGTGAAGAAGTTTTCTTAGAAGTGAGTGAGTTAATATTCAGCGGCTGGCGGCGAGGACTAATGGGTGAGTCGTTGGTTCATTATGTTCTGAGTGAAACCTCTGTTGCTGAATCGGATGTTCGTAGTATCCTGGCATACATTTCTTCTACGATGGCAGATTGACATGGAGAAAATTAAAATCATGACGATGAAATATAAAGCTATTCTTATTCAACTAGCCAACCTAGGTTTGCCTGTTGTTGCGGTGTTGACAAAATGAGTCACTTTGTTGTATACTTTGATATGGATGGAGTCCTCGCTTATTTTGACAAGCGTTGGATTGAACTCTATGGAGAGTCTCCTGCCGAAACTCGTCAAGTGAAACGATTCAGTTCTAAATGGGAAAATTTTATTCTAAGCAATCAGTTCGAAACTCTAGACTTTTTTCCTGGAGCGCATGAACTTTATGATTTTGTCAAGCAGTCGGATCGTGTTCTCGATATTCAAATCTTGAGTTCAAGTGGCGGCTCTCAATTTTATGATGAGGTGAAGCGACAGAAAAACTATTGGCTGCGCCGAAGCAACATGAGTTTTTCGGAAGTGAACATTGTTCCTGGTCGCCGGCTCAAGAAAAACTATGCTGCCGGCAATGCAATTCTCATCGATGACACACCAGATGTAATCGACGGGTTCAATGAACATGGTGGTATAGGCATTCTTCACCAAGACATTAAAGAAACAATTCCGATTCTCAAAGAGATTTTCAGCAAATGACGCGCCCAAGTTTTCATCAAGGCCCGTGGCAGTATACGTTGACCATAACGAATCTTCCTAATGTTACGCTTGAAATTGGAAAAAAGCTTGATGTTGTAGTTGAAGATTTCATTGTTCTTGATGTCTCAGAAGCAAAAAAAGTTTTGAAAAAATTTATGTTAAAAGGAAATTCGAATGAACAATCTGAGTGAAATTGATCGAGGCGAATTGAAAGAATGGCTCAAAGGCCTTCTTCGTGAAACCGAGGTCACTGTCATCTTTGAAAAGAAAGATGGTACGATGAGGACCATGCTATGTACACTCAAAGATGTTCCTCCATACGAACGAAAAACGGAAACTGTTCGCACAGCAAGTGAAGATGTTCTAGCAGTGTTTGACGTTGAACTTTCTGAATGGCGTTCGTTTCGTATCGATTCTGTTCGTGAAATTCGTTTTGATTTGGAAAGGCCATAAAATGAGTAAGCTTATGTTGACTATCGAGAGTCTTGATATGCCCGAGGAAGACTTGGAAAATTTGCGATTCCTACTTACCTCAACACCAGAAACTTTGCGAAAATGGTACTTTGAAATGGAGCAAGATGATATTGAATATGCGTTTGAATTGTTGACCGAAGCAGAGTCGCAGTTGAAAGATATGCAAAATGATCCAGATGTTTCTCTAGAATTGAAAGCCTATCTTAAGAAATTCATGCTGCAATGAACATTTTCTATCTAGACAAAAATCCTCGCGCGTGTGCAGAAATGCACCTCGA